ACGCCTGCTGCGGTCCGTCTGCCCGCCGTACCTGGCGCGCACTGAGCAGATGCTGGCCGGGATGCTGACCCGCAAACCGGTCCGCCTCGACAACGTGCCGGATGTGATGAGCGAGCAGCTCTTTGATGTGGACCTGCAGGGCAATGACCTCAACGTCTACGCCAACCAGCTGGCCCGCACCTGCATCCGCTACGGCCACGTCGGCGTGCTGGTGGACTTCCCCCGAGGCGACGAGGGCGACGACAGCCCGGTGCAGGACTTCAACCGCCCGTACTGGGTGGGCTACACCCCGCGAGACATCCTCGGCTGGCGCACCGATGTGGTGGGTGGCACGCAGAAGCTGACGCAGCTGCGCCTGCTGGAGCGGGTGGTGGTGCCCTACGGCGAGTTTGGCGAGGAGCTGGTGGAGCAGGTGCGCGTGCTGGAACCCGGTGCGTTCCGCCTGTACCGCAAGCAGGCCAGCCGCACCCGTGACTGGGAACTGATCAGCGAAGGCACCACCACCCTCGATGAGATCCCCTTTGCGGTGGCCTACAGCAACCGCACAGCGTTCATGGAGTCCACCCCGCCGCTGGAGGAGATCGCCCACCTCAACCTGCAGAGCTACCGCGTCGGCTCCGACCTCAGCAACCAGCTGCACCTGGCAGCGGTGCCGCGTTTCCACCTCTACGGCGTGCCGGCCGAGCTGGACGAGATCACCGCCGGCCCGGATTCGGCCATGGCCTTGCCGGTGGATGCTCGCGCTGAGTTCGTTGAGCCGCAGGGCACCAGCTATGGCTTCCAGCTGCAGCAGCTGGAGCGCATCGAAAAGCAGATCGCCGAGCTGGGCCTGGCCGCGATCCTCGGTCAGAACATGACCAACCAGGCGGCGCAGTCCAAGGCGATTGACCGCAGCCAAGGCGATGCGGCCCTGATGCAGGTGGCCCTCGGCCTGCAGGATCTGATTGACAACTGCTTGCGCTTTCACGCTCGCTTCCTGAACCTGCCTACAGGCGGCAGCAGCATGGTCAACAACGACTTCGTGGCCAAGACGCTGGAGCCGGCGCATGTGCAGCAGCTAATCCAGCTGCGCAATGCCGGCGACATCACGCAGGAAACCCTGCTGATCCAGCTGGCTGATGGTGAGTGGCTCTACGACGACTTCAACGTGGACGCTGAGATTGAAGCCACCGCCGCACAGCAGCAGTCGCGCTTGAAGGCCACAGAGCAGCAGCTGCAGGGTGCGCTGCAGGAGCTGCCGAGCGTTGATCGGCAACCTACGGAGCAATCCAGCCCTGTGGGCTAATCCATGCCTGAAGAACAGCTGGACACTCCTGTGGAGTCGTCCGCCTCTGATACCACGGCCCTCCAAGCTGAACTGGAGGCCATGCGCCGCAAGAACCAAGAACTGCTCAACGAGAAAAAGCAACTCCAGAAAAAGCTCCCCGAGATCCCCGATGGCGTGGATGTGCAGGAGCTGCTGGAGTTCAAGCGCAAGGTGGAGCAGCAGCAGCTGGAATCCAAGGGCCAGTACCAAGACGCCCTCAAGACCTACGAGCAGCAATTCCGCGACCGCGAAAGCTCCTACCAGCAGCAGATTGAGAAGCTGCAGGGTGAGGTGCGCAACCTACGCCTTGATTCCCGCGTGGTGGCCAAGCTCGCTGATCAGGTGCATGACCCCAGCGATGTGCTGCGTCTGCACAGCAGCAGCCTGACCCTCAACGACAACGGGGAGCCCGTCTACAAGGACGGTTACCAAGAGCTGCCGATCGACGAGTGGATGGGCCAGCTGCAGCAGCAGAAACCCTGGCTGTTCAAAGCACCCAAGCCGCAAGGCACCGGTGCGCCTGCCGGCAGCCGCAGCACCGCCGTGGTGCCCGCCGGCATGAAAAACCCGTTTAGCCCTGAGCATTACAACCTGACCGAACAGGGGCGTCTGTTCAAGACCAACCCCGACCTTTACGCCAAGTTGAAATCAGAAGCGAAACGGTAAGCTATAGCCAAAGGGACGGCTGTGCTGACCCAACGGCTTGTGGCCACCAACCACCCCTCTTAAATCATCATCATGGCAACCCTTCGGAGCGACATCATCGTTCCCGAGGTTTTCACTGCCTACGTTGACGAGGCTGTCACCACCCGGTCGGCCTTACCTCTGGAGATCCTCAACGCCACAGAAGGCGGCGACTACGTAAACGTCCCGTCCTGGACCGCCAACCTCAGCGGCGACGCTGAAGTGCTGAGCGATTCCGCCAGCCTCACCCCTGGCAAGATCGGCGCTGAGAAGCAAATCTGCCCGGTCCTGCACCGTGGCCGCGCCTGGGAAGTGCGCACCCTGGCCGCCCTCGCCGCTGGCGATGACCCGATGCAAGCCATCGGCCGCAAGGTCGCTGACTACATCAGCCACCAGCAGCAAAAGGATGTGTTCGCCATCCTCAAAGGCGTCTTTGGTCCGCTGACCAGCAACACCACCGGTGCGCTGAAAGCTCTGGCGATTGACTCCAACGCCACTGCTGTGCCCCTGAGCCCTGGCAAGGTGGCTGAAGCTCGCGCTGCCCTGGGCGACCAAGGCGAGAAGCTGAGCGTGATCGCCATGCACAGCAAGACGTTCTACGACCTCGTGGAGCGCAAGGCGATTGACTACGTGACCAACGACGAGGCACGCGGCGGCGGCACGGAAGCCACCACCGGCATCGCGCCTGTGTTCGGCGGCAGCGTGGCTGGTGCTTACACCAACAACGCCACCGTTCCCTTCTACATGGGGATGCAGGTTCTGGTGTCGGATGATGTGAACAACGATGGCACGCAGTATGCGTCCTATCTGTTCACCCCTGGCGCTCTGGCCAGCGGCAATCAATCCGGCCTTGTGACTGAAACCGACCGTGACATCCTCGCCCTGAGCGATGCCATGTCGGTTCACTGGCACAACCTGTTCCACCCGCTGGGCATGTCCTACACCGCTGGTGGTGTCAACCCCTCCCGCGCCACGCTGGAGACCGTTGGCAACTGGACTCAGGTGTACGAGACCAAGAACCTTGGGATCGTGTCCATCGTCTCCAACCCCAACTTCTGAGGTAACTAACGATGGCATCCATCTTTGAACTGGAGCAGGCCAACTTTGGCCGTGCCACAGAAGGCTACGTCCTTCTGGCTGGCGGCAACGCTGACACCACCCTCACCGCTGCCCAAAGCGTTGAGAGCGTGGTCACCGTGACCCCGACCACCGGCCGAACCTACACCACTGCCACCGCCGCTGACATCATCAGCGAGCTGGGCAACAGTGCCAAGGTCGGTCAGTGCTTTGAGGTGACGATCGTCAACCTCGCCAGCGCGACTCATGCCGTCACCTTTGCGGGCGGCACCAGTGTCACCGTCAGCGGCAATGCCACTGTGGCGGCGGCTACTTCTGCCACCTTCTTGGGCCGCGTGGCTTCGGCCAGCACGGTCGTCTTCTACCGCAAGGGCGGCTGATGGGTCTGTTCGCCTTCCGGCGACTGCGTGACCAGCTGGAGGCTGCCTCTCAGGAGGCGGCCTCTTTTGCTGCAGAGCAGTGCCAGCTGCAGGAACCCCCGGCAACACCCAAGCGCCGGCGGCAACCTAAGCCGCTCAGTGACCACAGCGAGGGCGGCTGATGGCTGTCAAAGCCAAGACTGCCGCTACGGCCAAGCTGTTCCGCCGCCAACCACCCAAGCGCACGCGGCAGGGCAATGGGCAGCACAGCAAGCCCAGCCATGGGCGCAAGCTGAACCGAGGCCAAGGGCGTGGCTGATCTCTCCGCGCAGGTCGAGGAGTTCCTGCGCAATGCCTTGCGGCAGAAGAAGCTGGAAGACCGGCTGATCCGCCAGGCGCTGCGCGATCTGCGTCAAACCCTCATCGCTGTCGAGCGGGTGATGGGCAGCAGCGGTGTGCTCAGCGTGGGCCCAAACCGCGAGCGCACCATTCAGGCGGTCGTCACCGCCGTGGCCAAGAGCGTGCAGGACTCCTTCGGCGTGCCGCAGCTGGCCGCACTGCAGGAGGCCTTGACCCCGTTCGTGGAGCAGCAGCTGGGCTTTGCGCGGCGCATGGTCACCATGGCCGGCGGTGAGCTGGTCAACGAGGGCGCCGTGGCCGCCAGTGGCGCCCAGGTGCAGCGCATCGTCAACGATGCCGTGGTGGCCGGTAAGACGCTGAGCACGCA